ACCACGAATGCCTCGTAACCCAAGCTCAGACCGCGCAAAAAAAATCCGACTGCAAGGATTGATATACTTCATCCTTCAAGGAGAGGACTTGTGGCAGAAGCTAACAAGAGAAGAGTTTGAAAGGTTGGGGTGGGACGGCAAGACCTACGTTAAAGTGGGGCGCACTGTTGATATCCGCAACAGGCTTGAGTCTTTGCAGTGCGGCAATCCTATGAAGCTTCATCTACTTGGGGCTGTTGATGGCGGGCCAGATACTGAAAGAGCTTTTCATAAATGGTTCCATCCCTACAGACATGAGCGCGGGGAGTGGTTTCATTACTCCTTTAGGGTAGCCCAATACATAAACTCATTAAACTTGTATGGAGTTGAAGGCAACTGCAACAGGCTGACAGGCCCGGATGAAATGCTCATGGGTTGTGAATGCGTATGGCAAATGGAAGACCTAATCTACAACATAGACCGCGAGGCATCTGATGAGGATAGGAAGAGCAGGGATATATAAAGTTGTAGCTCAAAGTTTAGCGGTTGGAACTAAAGACCACTCCGCTAAAAGAATACTGGAGGCAACGCAATGCGTTGTCAGGACACTGAGAGATCAAGGATACTACGTTGAGCCGATACATAAGAATAGTTGCGCTCGCGCAGTTCAAAAACTAATAGACAAATATGGAACCTAAATACACTACGTTAAACCGATATGATAAAATCAGAGAGATTTGCAAAGGTTACTCTGATAAGATCATAAATGAGAGAGAGAAGATCGTGCTTCTAAAGAAAGCAAACGGACGCACCCTTCAAGAGATCGCTGATGAAATGGGATGCACCAAACAAAACATAAGCGTCTTGAAATGCAGGGCTGAAAGATACTTAAAGAAAGGTGAGCGCAAAAAAAGAGGAAGGCCGAAAGGTTCATTTAAAAAAATGCCAGAAGAATACGTAATTAAACTGTCAAGGCGGGAGCGTGATAGCTTGTTAAGCAGCAGGGATATTAAGGCAGCTATAATGAGTGCCGAGGCTAGGTCGCATCCGTATTGGACTCACGCAATGGTGAATGTGTTGGATCAGATAGCTGAACAAAACATTAATACTGTCACAGTAAAGGAAGAGGAACTGTTCTGATGAAGAAGCCACGCCATGCAACTCACGTAAAACTCTCAACTACATTTGAAGGGACTAAACGTAAAGCAATACTAGATATTAAGGACATGGATTGTATCGCGGGATGCCCCGGTACAGTGACCTACCTTCGCCAACTACGGGACAAAACCTATGAGGAGCTTGGGGCTTTTGAGTTTGATGGTGAGTGGCCAATTAAAGAAAAGGAAAAGAAAACAATCACAATAAAGTTCGTTAATAAAAATGAAAATGAATAGGAATGATACTAACCAGTATGAGCAGTCTGACTTCGTGCCTGACGATGCCTATGTTGGCATGGCAAAGGCAGTGGACGATGGCTTTAAGAAGTTCTTGAAGAAGCGCGGCTTGGATGCTGCGCCGAAAGGATTCAACTACAGTAAAACAAAAGAGAAAGATAAATAAATGAAAGAGTATGCAGTAACATTAACCAATACAATAGACACCTTGTATCTTGTCAAGGCTATCAGTAAGGAGGCAGCATTAAAAACCTTTAACCTTACTAAGCCTCACCTTACGGCTGGGATGGGGGTTGCAGAGCCAGATGAAGAAGGCATGAGTGAAGAAACTGTTTTGGCTGTGGATAATCAAAACGAGGTGATCATGCACCAGCCATTTCAACTGGCTGATTTAGTTGACTACAAAGGTGAAAGCAACTGGGATTATGAGGTGACAGAAGTTGTCCTTGCTAAACATATTTGACTGTGACTCTGGGTGCTGTTAGCTTGGTCGCGCTGCTGGTTTATGTAGCGTTTTCCAGTAGCTATTAGCACTCCATAGCTAATCGCCCTTTAAGTGGGGATCACTCCACTGCGGGGCTTACCAGTCACGAACCTAGACCTCATAACCAATGGTTCGTGGCTGGTTTTCTTTTAACCACAAACAAAACTACTAATGAAAATAATAACTACAATAATACTGTGTTCCGTTGTGATGTACTATGTGATAGCACAACCCAAGTTCAAACCAATAACAACCACTGCCTCTTGGTACGGTGGAAAGACAGACGGACTTGTCGGCAAACTAACAGCGTCCGGGGAACCATTAGATGACAAAGCTATGACTTGTGCCATGCCTGCGGGGATACCTTTAGGGACTAAGGTTCGTGTTACTCTTGGTAATAAGTATGTCATTTGCAGAGTGAATGATCGCGGCCCTTGCCAGAGGCGGCATCCTGACAGGCAGATTGATTTAACAAAGGCAGCTTTCAGTAAGCTTGCCCATCCAGATGCTGGCCTTCTGAAAGGAGTCAAAGTTGAAATCATATCTATACCTAAGAGTAAATGAATAAGGAGTACAAAAGGCAGCGGATGAAAAGCATAGCCAACATGAATGCCGCCAAGCGGTTTATGAAGGCAGAGGCAGAGAAGAACATTGAACTGGTTCAGAATAATAAAGCAGTGATTAAAACTTCTTCCTTACCAAAGCTGAAGCTGTTGTACCTAGCACGTGAAGCTTCAGACCAAGGCTGCTTGGATAAGCTCATTGAAGCTTATGAACAAGTACTAAAACCCAAGCTACTTATCACCTCAAGGTTTGAGTATAAGCATGAAATTCAAGATAAAGGTAATTAATATTTGGCTATTGCATTTATTTGTTGCGTACATAAAACAATTTAATTACCCTACCCCCTGCTTAAATAATGCGTTACGATCCAAGTAAATATGAAACAGTTGAGGCCAGACTTAAAAGGCTTCACGCTACAAACCCCAACGTCACCGTACACACGGACATCCACTGGCACAGTGATGACTTCACAATGGTCTGCTTCAAGGCCGAACTACATGAGAATGGAGATGTCATTAGCACGGGCTTCGCGATGGACTGGAAACAGAAAGACCGAGGGGCAACCACTACCAACTGGGTAGAGACTTCAGAAACATCTGCAATAGGCAGAGCAATCGCCAACTCAAAGTATCAAGACAAGGACGCTCAACGTCCCTCACTTGAGGAGATGGAAATCGCAGCTACTCGTAATGAGTCCGGGCAAGCTAGTCAAGTGACCCAAGCAAAGCCTGCTGATTCACCGGCTAAAAAAACCAAGGCTCAACTTCTTGAGGAAGTAGTTGGTGAGAATGAAAAATCAGTAAATGAATTCCTAATGTCGCGGGAAGAAATCAAGAGTGATCAAACCTACCGGGACGTTAAGGACTCATATGCAAAAAGCATAATCCAGTACCCGGCTAAGTTTCTAGCCTTAGCCGTAGCACACAGTGCCAAATCCTAGCACACTAGAATCACAATCTCAGGATGAGAGGGGCGGCTTGCCAAGTGCAAGCGGCATCAGTCGTGTGGTGTATTGCCCCGGCTCTTTAAAGCTGGAGCAGCAATCCCCCCCTCAACCGGAATCACCTTGGGCTGCACGAGGCACAAGGATACATGGCGTCATGGACGGCAGCGTCAGTCGGTTGGACTTGACCAGTGAAGAGTTGGATGTTGTCTCTGAACTGGAAGAGTATGACAAGCTGCTGTTCCATGACTGCCATGATATTGAAAGAGAGATCAGATATTGGTACAGCCACAACGGCAACCGCATATGGTCAGGCAAACTGGACATAGCCGCGAGGTGCTTGAACACTGGCAACGGTGTGGTCTGTAACTACAAGACAGGCAGAGGTCAGGACACTGTCATTAATAACTGGCAGGCAAAAGCTGAATCTGTTTTGTGGTGGCAGAAGTGGAGAGGCCAAGGCATGAAGGAGGTAAGGTACTGCTTTGCCCAACCCGAATCTATTTATGATCACGTTCTCTGTCATACATTCAGTGAAGAAGAGTTAATAAAAGCAGAGAAAGATATACGTGATGCAGTCCTGCTTGCCTTGTCCGGTGATGGATGGCTTGAGCCGGGAGACAAAGCCTGCCAGTGGTGCAAGGCTAAGTCCTTATGTCCAGCACTGAAACACAAGATTGAAGCTTACCAAGACATACCTGACAAAAACTTTTCTGAAATGTCAGAGAAGGAACGTGGGCATTACTTGTCAGTGGCACGTGAAGCTAAAGATGCAGCCACTAAAGTCTATGAGGATTTAGCTGAACAAGCTAAAAAGTTAATAGCCAGTGACGACAATGTTGATGGATGGTATATGGCTCGCGGAAGAGAAATCAACTCAGTGTCTTCAACTAAAGTGGCGTTTAAGTTGGCTGTTGAACTAGGCATTCCTGCTGATGAGTTTTATTCAAAGGCTTCTATATCTACTAGTGCATTAGAAAAGCTGGCAGCTAAACATCTTAAAGTAAAAGAACCAAAGCAGTGGGTGCGTGACAATTTCCATGCTGTAATCAATAGCGCAAACGCAAGGCCATCACTTAAATCTAAAGCAAAGAAGAAATGAATGAGCAAGACTGGCAAAAGTATAAGAAGCATATTGCTGAAAGCATTCCCACTGTTCAGCGGTTAGTTAATTATCTTTTGTCGCGTGGGCATACGGTGCAGATACCGCCCACTCACATTGCCACTAACCAGAGGGATCGTCTAAACATGACGGACTCTGGTGATTTTTTTTTAGTCCAACGCTGTGAGGTAAAACAGACTCGCCAAGTATTTAGCGGGCCACATGATTGGCCTTACCAAGTAATAATAATCTGTAACAAGAACTCTTTTGATAAGAGGAAAGGAGCCAAGCCGTGCTACTACATCATACCTTCGGCTGACTTTAAGTGCATGATAGTAATAGATGTACAGAAGACAGAGAAAAACTGGTGGGCTGAAGAGAAGAAAGACAGTCGCTACTCTGACGTTGTGGAAACATTCTACGTCATAGACAAACACAACCCCAACATAAGTTGGGAAACAATCTATGCCAATAAACAGCAGGCGTAAGGGCGCGGTAGCGGAACGTGCGTTTCGCGATGAACTAAGAGAGGCTGGCTACAAGGATGCTATTCGTGGATGCCAACACTCTGCCATCGGGGCAGATGGAGGAGCAGCCCCTGACGTAAGATGTGATTCACTTAACAAGTTTCACTTTGAGGTGAAGCACCGTGAGAGGGGGGCTACACGTGATGGGTATGCCCAAGCTAAACGTGACGCGAAAGAAGAACAGATACCAGTGTTTGCGTTTAGGAAGAACCATGCACCGTGGCTTGTTGCCATGTCGCTGGAAGATTTTTTTAAGTTGGTGAGAGAACTGCCAGAAGAGTTCCAAAAACTGTGACAGTATAAGCTATGGAGAAAGAGTTAAGAGTGCCGCCTCACAATGCGGATATGGAGGAAGGGCTTCTGGGTTGCCTAGTTGAAGACCCAAAGGAAGCACTAAGTGGTTTTGTCTCAGAGCATCCCGCTTGCCGTGGATATTTCTATGACATGAAAAACCAAATAGTGTTCAATGCAATTATGAAGTTGCAAGATGATAGGCAGAACATTGATCTGCTTACTCTTATAAACGTCCTTAAAAAGGAGGACTCATTAGATGATGTGGGAGGCCCACAGTATGTAAGCGGACTCTCTGACAAGATGAGCGTCCCAAGCAACTGGCCATACTACGCTAAAGAATTACGTGACTACTGGATTAAGCGGAAGCTTATTGAGTCAGGCCATCAAGCTGTTAAAGAGGGGTATAATTCCCCTGACGCATCGCAGGCGTTGGACTGTGTGCAAAGAGATATCCTACAGATAGCGCAGGACAACGCTGGCTCTGGTGAGCGCAGCAATACAGACATGGTTGCTGAGTACATAGCAAAGGTTGAGGCTGGCCTGCTTGACCCAAGCTCATTGCGTGGGATTAGCTGCGGCTATGCTGACATAGATGAGAAGACAATGGGACTTCAGCCAGCCAGTGTAACCATACTTGCTGCTCGCCCAAGCATGGGTAAAACAAGTTTGGCTTTGTGCATGGCAAGGAACATGGCCGTGGATAACAATGAGTCAGTAGGTATCTTCAGCTTGGAGATGTCAGCAGAGTCATTAATAGCTAGGCTCATACATACACAAGCCAAGGTAGGCAGGGATGAGGTGGCTGCTAACATGGGGGCTATGGCTACGGCAGCTTCTGCTATTGCAAACGCTCCCATATTTATAGATGACAGGAGCGCATTGTCAGTCCAACAAATCTCGGCGGCGGCACGTAGGATGAAACAGCAGCACGGCATTAAGGCTTTGTTCATTGACTACCTACAGTTAATACGTTCAACAAGGGACAAGGGTTCGCGCAATGACGAGGTTGCTGAGATTAGCAACGGCCTTAAAGCAATAGCAAAAGAGTTGAAGGTTCCTGTCATTGTGCTGAGTCAGTTGTCACGGCAAGTGGACAAGGACTCCAGACCTCCCAAGCTATCTGACCTTCGTGATTCCGGGGCTATTGAACAGGACGCTGATATTGTTTTGTTTATTTGGCGCGACCCTAATGTCCCCCCGATAGGGCCGGGGCTGCCAGTATTTGTTAGTATTGATAAGAACAGAGAGGGAGAAAGCGGATGCAAGATTCCTCTGGTGTTCTTTAAAAACCATACAAGATTTGAGAATGGAAGTTACACAAGTATCTGAGGAGACATACCTCGTTGACACGGCTCAAGCTGCAAAAAAGCTTGGGGTTAGCCGCACGTATATATCTGCGCTAAAGAAAGCAGCGGGATGCAAAGGATCACACCGATTCAAGTTATCTTGGCTAACGGATTTCTTAGACAAGAACCCTAACTTTCGCGTGAGAGATTACGTAGGCAAGGAAAACAAACAGGAATCCTAATGTGTCATCCCTGCTTAAAAAAATAGACAAGCTTCCCCCGAACTTAGTGCGCGTACTAGCACGTGACGGGCGGGACGCGCTAACAAATAAGCAGATATCGGAACGGTCAGGCATTGCAGTTAAACGTATAGGGCAAATCAGCAAGATGAAAACTTGGGGAGGCATCCAAGTTTCTGAAGCCGCTGCGTTTGCAGACGCCTGCGGAGTTGACCTAGTCAACCAAGCTAAAACCAGAAAGTATTTAATGAGAGGCCCAGCAATGGCCCACGTTAAAGGAGCAATCAACAGAGACTATCTATTATCCTTATTTAAACTGTGACAGTATAAGCTATGAAGAAAACAAAAACGCTACCGCAAATGATAAAGGAGTACATCGGCTGGAAAAAGCTGGGGGCTTCTGACAATACAATACTTGTTTATGAGAACTACCTAAGCAAGTTTTCCAGACACTGCTTCACCACAAAGCAGAACCCGCTAGACCATAGTACTCTCCACTCGTTTCTTGTTTCATGCAAGAGGAGCAACAAGGGAGTGCCGGTTAAAGGCAACACTCTGAACGCCGTCCTCACTTGCTTGAAGTCTTTCTTTAAGTACTTCTTGGAAAGCGGACAGATAACAAGGAACCCAGCCTCAATGATACCAAGGTTCAAAGAAGAGGCGGCTACCATCATCGGGTTCAAGCCAGACGAGGCTAAGGAATTACTTAACTCAAGTTATGACTCTCCTTACTCTGACTACTGGACTCCAATGATCCTGTTGGGGTGGCACTACGGCATGAGGCTAGGGGATACTGCTTGTTTCCAGCGGCCTTGGGTTAACAACAAGACCAAGCAGATTAAGTTCATCCCTGCTAAAAGAAAGAAGAAGGAGATCATCCTTCCTCTTGTGCCAGATGTTGACCTAGCATTATCAAAGGTTCCCCATGAAGATGATACGTACTACTTCCCCTTAGCACGTGACCGATATTATTTTCGCGGTACTTTGTCTAACCAGTTCAAGAAGATTGTGAAAGACGCAGGACTGGATCACTCCTTGACGTTCCACTGTCTGCGTCATGGTGCTGCCACACGTATGTTAAAGCAAGGGGTCAGAACAACTACCATAACTGAGATCATTGGATGGGAAAGTCCCGCTATGCTTCAGAGATATATAGACAGGGACGAGGAAGATATATCCAAAGCACTGGAAGGAAGCATAACTGTATGAACGAACACGTGCTGATTAGCATAGTGATATTCTTTATCCTGCTATCAGCAGTAACTCATTTCACTGACAGACAATGACAGAGAGACAAATTGAAAAGTGGATGCTTGATGACAAGTATCTCAATGAAGAGAACGACAGCTATGTGTACTTCATACTTCATGGATATGATGGATACATGGACGCAATAG